TACCTGAGCCAGGTCTACCACCAATAACAGTAAGTGTGTTCCATTCTAGACCATCAGTAGCTGCATCATTAAACTTAGGCCAGGGAGTGTAAATTGATTTCTCATCTCCTGTTGACCTAGCATACATGTATTTAAGTGCATCATTGAAGGCTGTATATTGGCCCACCCATGCTGGTGTTGGTTTACTCATTTTCTATAAGATTTATTGCGTCATTTATATTATCAATTGTATCCATACAGCTGTGTTCATCTGGTATCCAAGTACCTTCTCTAAGCAACTGCATGTCTTCCAAAACTAAAGTAAGTTTTTCCAATATCTTTTCTTTTATTTCTTGTGTCATACTACGTTTTCTTTAAAGTGTTCATCTTCTGTACTTACTCCTTCTACTATCATATCACAGTAATCTGCTAAAGTAGAATGCTTTACTCTATGTTTATCTTGCTTACATATAAAGTACTGACTTGTCTGCATATACATGTAGCCTGCATCTCTGTACTCATTAACATACATTCTGGTAGCTTTTTGTATTTCTTCCCATGTATGATCATATGTTTCAAAGAACCATCTAAATGCTTCTCCTAAAGCTTTTACATTATTTCTTGCTGGTTTACCGCTTGGTAACTTTTTAGCAGGAAATACTTCTCTATAGCTATTTATCTTTTCTACAAAGTCTTTACCCATTAATTGGATATCAGTATTTTTCTTAGCTTTAATAAAATAGCTATCTAGAGTTGCACATATAACTAATGCTTTTGGTGTCATTATATAAACGTTCTCTTTAAATTCAAGAAAACCTTTACTTACTAATGCATCTCTATCCTTTGATACTACCTCTGGTAATGAGATTTTTTGCTTCATACCAAATAGGATCAAGCTCTGGTTTGGTGTTAGGTTTGCTTTTAGTATCTTTTGGAATAGTTCCCACATAATCTTCTAATTGTTTTAAAGTGTTATTGTATGCATGCATAACAGTTTTATCATTACTGAAAAACCCATTTTCAATCATTTTACATGAATTAATAATGGTTGCATGATTGCGTTTTAAAAATTTACCTATACTAGTTTTACTATGACCTTCTTTATGAGCCAGATAAGACATCACTTGTACATATACAAGATAATCTCTAAATCTAGTTCTATTTTGTAATGTTTTAATATTACGAAATATAGGTTGATCTTTATGCAATGCAGTTAATGCAGAGTCATGGAATACACCTATTGGAATTCTCTTTTCTTTCTCTTGAGGAGTGTAAACATACAATTTAATTCCATGTTTTGTGAAAAAAGATTTCTTGAATTCAGCAATATCTTGCTCTTGATTAAGTTCCTGGTTATTAGCCATTTGTATTATAATTTAAGGTTATCAAAGGTAATAAATCTTACCAATCTATGCAAGTTTTACCTTGCTTTTCTAGTTCTAGATTTACTTTGTTAAAAACATCATTGGAGTCCCACTCACCACCTCTATATGCAGCTGATGCAGGGTGAGAACATTTTAATATTTTACAGTTTGGAAGCAAAGTTTGCCAAGCTTCAGCCTTCTTACCCATCAATATAAATATTGTTTTTGGGTTGTGCCTATTGATATTATCAAAGACATACTCTGTAAAAGATTTCCATATACTATAATGAGATCCTATTTTATTTATCTCACAAGTAAATGCCGTATTAATCATTAGCACACCTTGGTTAGACCAACGTCTTAAATCATTATTATAACCTTCATGTTCTCCATAAAGAGATTTAAAAATATATTGTAATGACTTTTCTGTTTTACCTTTTCTACTACAACTAAATGCAATTCCGTCAGCTACACCTAGCTGAGGATATGGGTCTTGTCCTACTATAACAACTTTTAAATCATTATACGGGCATTCATAAAATCCATTAAACACATCTTTAAATTTTGGTGTAAAACGTTTACCGTTTTCTACATTTTCAATTAATGTGTTCATTATATGATCAAAGCTTAAACCATTAACATAAGGTGAAAGCATGCGGTCCCAGCCACTATCTTTAAGTTTGCTGTTTAAATTATCTCTTAAGATATTTATATCTATTTCCATTTTTTTTATTAATTTATAGTATATTTGTTAAAACTTTATAATTATGTCAGATAAAACTATCAAACAAGAAATGGTCACCTATGATTTTACAAAAAACATAGTTGGTATTGAAATTAACCCTTCATTCATTGTAGGACTTCAAACTATTGCTTCTAAATTTATGTTAGATGCAAGCGAAGAAGACCAGGTTAAAATACCTGATGCAATGAAAAAGTTTGAATTGATAATGGCATATGATCCTAAAAGTACAGACCCAATGCCTCAAATACAGTTAGATTCTTTTGAACAAAACTTATATGTTCTCTTTGGCTTAATAAACTATTTAAGATATGAAGCTGAAAAACAAGGTTTGACAATTAAAGGTGAAGTTGAAGTTAATGAAGACTTAATGAAAGCTGCACAAGATCAGTTAGCACAAGGTTCATTAGATGGAGATCTATTAAATAAACTAAAAGATCTTGGCAATCAATTTGTTAATTTAAAAGATGCACTTAATGAGGATGAAGAAGATAAAGAATTATCTTAACTGCATCCCATTAAAGTCACCTATCTCAACACAAGCTTGTATTGCTAAATTCAATTCATCTTTATCACAGTCCCCAAAGGATTTACAATACTCTTGTTTATCTTTTACAAAGCATAAGCCTGAAGATCTTTTCACTTGTATTTTAGCTTCTTCAAAGGTGTAACCAATTTCTTGTGCTATTTCTCTAATCATTGCATGCAAGCGTGCCAGTTGAGGGTTACTACCCTTGGCACCACTTACACCAACAAATATCTCTAGTTTAGATCCTTCTTCAAGTTGTTCAAAGAATTTTCTATACTTGGTTCCCATAGCTTCTATAGGAAAATGTAACTGACCATCTTTAACAGATGCTTTTATATAGAGATTATCTTTCATATCATATTATATATACCTGCAGCAACTAAAGAACCTAAACCCACAACTGTTACCCAAAAGCAACCTTTATAAATCTTTTTCATTTTCTCAGGTGATCTTCCTTGGTTACTTCTATACTGTCTTGTTTTCATCTTCTTTTCTTTCAATGGGTGTGAATAATAAATAGTTAGGATCATGTGGATCTAAATCTAACCCATAAACACTGACCCATTTTCCTTCATCTAATATATATTGTACTCCCCCTATGTATTTTGTTTGTTTTTCATTATTGTTCATGATATTCTAATATTTTTTCTTCTATATCTTCTTCTAATAAATGTTGTACGTCTACGGTAACTTGATTACCATTAGTATCCGTGTTAGTATACCAAACATGCTTAATTTCAGCAGTTGGTCCATAACCCGGTGTTCCTGGATCTCCATTAGAATCATACCATTGGTCTGGTTCTCCTGGATCATAAGTATATTCTACTTCTACTGTTTCTCCTGTGTTAGTTATAAATTCCATATCACAAAAATCTTAGTGCTGAGCCAACATATACAAACTCTTGAGCACACTCAGTGCACTTGGCGTTTGATTCATTACGTAATAAAGTTGGCATGTTGCAGTTAGGACAAGGTGTACCACCTTCTTCTATATATTCTTCTATTGCTTTTCTAGCATAACTGTGTATCATTGCATCATGTGCACCACGGTATTCTAGTTCTTCTTGTTGCTCTATAAAGAGCTCTTTCATTCTTCCCATAATGTTATTTTTTTAGTGGATTATAATAAGTAATTTTTGTTTGATCAAATCCTTTAACTGCATCACCTACCCATTTCTCATCTTGTGTACCTTTGTACATAAGTATGTGACATGTAGCTGTCTCAGTTGGATTTAATCTGAGTAATCTTCCTATCCTTTGTGCTGTTTTTCTTTCATTACCATATGCATGCATAATAATACCAGCTTTTAAATTTGGTATAGTAACACCTTCTGATAATTGTAATACACAAGATAATTTATCTATCCTATTATCAGAGAATAACTCAAGGTTGTCCTCTGACTTAGGATTTTTAGAATGATAACTATGCTTGCATATTCTGTCTGCTTGTTTTTGGGTATTAGCAAATACAATACATTTAGTACTGACATTACCGAGTATACCTTTAACATAGCTCTCTTTACTTGCATAATCCATTAGAGCTCTCATCCGCATAATTCTTCCAAACTGTATTTGTTTTTCAGTGTTAGCTTCTGCTAGCCTTTTGGTAACATAGTCATAATCTTTTTTTTCTGATGTATACCAGAATCCACCTGCCTTGTTTTTCTTCTTTAAAGAAGGTAACTTAGACAACTCCAACTCATGTATAACAATCTTGTAATCATTTAAGATGTTAGAGTCAGTTGCATCATCCGTTGTAAATGTAAATTTAATTGGACAATACTTATTTACCATCATACCTTTCTCAGTGTTCTGGCTTTTTGGTGGTGTACCTGTCAATCCTAATATTCTTCCATAAAATCTATGTAAAAATAGTTCATGAGAATACTTAAGTGAGTGACACTCATCTAAATATAATATGCTATAGTCTTGAGGTTCTTGTTTTTTAAGTGACAAATAGGTTGTGAAGTCTATATGATCTATCAAGTTTGTTAGATTCATTTTATCTAGTTCATCAAGCCATGCTTGTTTGACTGATAACTTTGGAACTACTACTAGCACTTTGATTAACGGGTCATAATATTTCTGAAGGTGTTGTATTGCTATTCTAGTTTTACCTACACCCATTGATATACCTAAACCACATCTTTTATGTTGTTCTGTTATTGTTAATGCATCTGACTGAACTATCTCTCTAGTGGAAATAGTTTCAGGAGTAATGTTTGCCATAATATTATTGTTATTGATAAAATGATTGTCCAAGCTACTATCTTAAGTAACTTATCTTTGTGATTTTGTTTCATAAAATTGTTTTTAAAGGTGCTCCCTATAGGATTTGAACCTATGACCTAATCATTATGAGTGATTTGCTCTAACCAACTGAGCTAAGAGAGCATATACCCAAACAGGTATAAGGTGTATGCATTTGCATGCAAGTATACCCTCATAGGTATAATAGTAGCCGGAGTGGGACTTGAACCCACACGAACTATCCAGTTCAACAGATTTTAAGTCTGTCATGTCTACCAATTCCATCATCCGGCCTGGTGATCCCACTAGGATTTGAACCTAGAACCTACAGCTTAGAAGGCTGTTGCTCTATCCAGTTGAGCTATAGGACCATATTACTATGTTCTAGAGCCTGAAAATCCTAATTCATAAGATTCTTCTGGGTGTTCTTCTATCCACATGTGACAGTTTCTGCAAACTGGTAGCCATGTAGATGTATCTAAGTGATATATACCACGGCCATGCTTATGATGGACATCAGTAGCTTGCACAGAACACTTATGGATCTTTGCATGACATACTGGCTTGTCTGTTAAATACTGCCTACGCAATTGACTATAGGCAGTATTTAGTTTAGACATTTTACTTGAGACTTTCTTAATTCTCATTTGGTTTAATGGTAAAAAAGTTATTTGGTAATAACCCTAGAGACATAAACTTTAGTATGATATCTTCATAAGTTATACCTAAGTCTTTAAATGTCATAGTGTTTTTGTAATCATCTAACGTTTCCTCAGCTGGAATATTAGCTATAAACAGAGCTAAAGGGCTGTTTGGAAATGTTCTCCTAAGATAAGTATTTATTCTTTTATTACAAAGAGTTTGTTTCCAAGCATTGATTTCTCTTTGCCCACGATTCCAAACTTTTGAAATGCGTCTTTTCTTATCCCAGTGTAGTTTAGTAACTTCTTCAGGTTTATAAACATTAAGACCATGTAATACACGTTTAAACAAAAAATGTTGATATGGATTAAGTTTATTATACTCAAAAGAGTTAATAATTGAAGGAGGATGCAATTGATATTCATCCAATAGTCCTAAGTATTGATAACGCTCAATACGTTTACTTAGTAGATCTTTTTTTTCATTGAGTTTGAGTTGAGATATTTGTTCATTAGATAGCATACTTGTTTAATTTATTTAGTTATGAATTTAGTTATGGATTTGGAGAAAGGAATGTTAAATAGGCTGAGGTTTTTACACCCCAGCCTTAATAACAACATAATTACAATTTAATTACAGTTCAAAAGTTTCCTCTTCCTCTAAAACTTCTTCTTCAACTGTGTCTTCTACTTCATCTATAACATCTTCAACTACTTCATTAGTAGTCTCTTTTGTTTTTAGACCAAAAGCTTCAGCTGTTGTTCCTGCTTTAATGGTAGACTTACTGCTACCTTCAAAAGCTTCTGAATTAGCAGCACGGATAGCATCACCATTGGTGTGCTCTACTAGAATATCTTGTGCATCTTGATCATAAGTATATTCTGTTTTCCTATAAATAGGTTGTCCGTCTTGACAGCAAATAATACCAGTGTCACCTGCATATTTCAGGTCTCTATCTGGATTTGTATCACTGAATGGCTCTAATGACTCAATTGCTATGATTTTACCAGGTAATGTTTTACCTAAATTTTTAGCATAAGAGGTTAGATTCTCTGTTGTACCCATGATAAGAGTGGTAAGATTCTTTTCTTTTAGCCAACCTCCTTTACCAATTGATACATTTTTGTAACCCAATCTAATGAAAGAATACTCTGGGTTGTTCTTACTTAAGCGCACAACATTTCCCATGTCATCCGCTAGGACTTCTACTTGATTTTGCATTTTTAATAAAATTTAAATGATTAATAAAATAATTGTGTGTGATGATTAACTATCATCTGAGTGAAAATACGGGTCTTCTAATTTTTCAAAAGCTTCAATTTCATCTAGTGCTGGTTCATTCTCATGAATGAATTCTTCCTGATCATCAGGTACTGTGGAATTTGAAAAACTATTGTAAAACGGGTTACCCACTTCTTTAGTATATGCGGAGCTAAGGGCATTTAGATCATTGTACTCTTCATCTGAGAGAGAAAGGTACTGTTCTAGAGAACATTCTATTATGCGACCATTAGGAAGTTGTATTATCATTATCTTATTAAATGTTTTTCAAAGATAATAATATAACTTAACCTGTGTCAGAAATATAGGATGTAATTAGTCTTAACTCAAAAATAAAAAGCATAAATATAGCTAACGCACTACAATATTGTTAGTTTATGACCTACTCTTTTTATGTATTTATGTAATTTTAGCTCTTTTATCCATCTTTTGACAGATGTTTGACTTGAGCCACAGTCATCTGCTAGCGTACTAAGAGATGGCCAGCAAATTCTATTCTTATTAGCATAGCAGCATAAAATACTATATAGACCCTTAGCTTGTATAGACAATTCAGGATCAGTACAAACAGTATGTTTAACTATACCAAATCTATTTGAATTCTTCAACGTGATTTTTAATAATAATGAGCATAGCCATATTGGTATCAGGCTCATTGTCTAGGTCTTTCTCTTTAAAAGCATATTTGTCTTGCATATACTTGCCAAAGGGTATATTCTTACCATTGACTTTTTTAAGAGATCTATCTATCTCTAACCATGATTTATGTTCAGAGTTCAATAGTTGCATTGATATCTTTGCCATTGTCTTCTAATTTTAGTTCTGTTTGATATTCTTCTTTAAGGAAAGGTATAAATCTTTTGTTTATATATGTTGCATGCAAAGGACTTACTTGAGCTTCATAATGTTTTAGTGTTTTGTGCTCATCATGATACATCAAGTTAACTTTTAAGTGACTATGAAACGGATTATATGAATCACTGCTCCAAGATGTGTCACCTATAACACGTGCATATACATAATATTCACTATACTTATCTCCTGTACCCAATAGACCCATGTCTTGTAGAACATCTATTTCAAATTCACTACCCTCATGGTACTTTGGTGGTATCATTTTTACATAATCACCAATCTTAGCAGGTATAAAGGTTTTATCAGTTAACATAAGATGAACAATAGATTCTAAAGCAGCTTCTGTTAGCTCTCTGTATATTATATCTTTTATTAGAGATAAGTTCTTTTGCTGTCTTACAGCACGCCTATCAAATATGTTTTCTAAGATACCCTCAAGTATCTCTCCTTGTACGTTATATTGTTTTGCCATTGATTTTATATTGTAATCATAGACTATACTGCAAACAAGTATGAAATGTAACAGTGATAGTCTATGATTGGATTAAGGACACAGCCTTAACACCTAGTGTTATTATAGATATAATATTACTGGTGTTGTTAGTGGTCCATATATGAGCCTTTTTATTTTCTTCTTTGAAAGATTACGGTTAATAAAGGGAGTCTTAGTTCCCAATGACGTAGTACTTTCTCTATGTCAAGACCAATACCAGGTCTTGTACTTATCTTCATTCTGGGTAATAAGTATGTTTTATCCATATGTATAGAGTAAAACATTGCATTGACATAAGTAAGTATAGTTACGAAAGCAACAATTGCAATCATAGTAGGTGACCAATCCATTGTAAAGAATAGATTGACTAGTATCACTGTCATAACGATAGGTAAAACAGCTACAAAGATTAGTTTAACGAGGTACTTGAATAAATATTTCATGATAGTTTAGTGTTTAATTGATTAATGATTAATGCATCTTGATATGCATATGAAGTTTTACTTCTTTTCTTACGGTATTTTCTCATGTTTTTACATCCACGAGATGATCCACAAGATTGAAGTATTGGTCCTCCTATAAAGAGGAATAGCATAAGGTAACAGAATTTCTTTTTCATAACATAATATTTAGTATTTAAGGTGATTGCAATATTGCGGGTACTATGTCTATTATCCTATAGAGGAAGAGACAAAGACTACCCTTGTTGTATTGTTGTGTGTAATAGTTACTCTTGTAGTAGCGTTAGCTATATTTATATTATTAGTAACAGTGATAGTTACAAGAGTGGTAAAAGGTGGTATTTTGTGGGTATATGACCTCCCATTGAGAGAGACACACCCAAATAAAATAAAATAACCACAGTATTTATAACTTAATTGATTGTTTTTATCTCTATGTAACAATAGTTGGTAAGTTAGGTTTGTTTTTAGTAACGTTCCGTACTATTACTACTATATACCCATACATATCATAGTTTGGGAGCAGACGTGCTGAAAAGCACGCCTACCCACAAGCTACTATGTTACAATTACGCTTCTACAGTTTCCTGCTTAAACGCATTCAAGCTCTCTACAGCTACAGTAGAGTTGTTAGCCTCACGTATCTCAGCACCATTAGTGTGCTGAATATATGTAGACTGAGCATTAAGGTCAGCAGTAAACTCAGTAGTTCTATAAATAGCACTATCTCCTTGCATACATACTATTCCGGAGTCACCAGCATACTTTAATTTGTACGTCAGGTCTTTCTCATTGAATGGTTCAAGTTGCTCACGCACAATAATCTTACCGACTAATGGTTTAGAATGGTCCATAGACTCAAGCAGAGCTAATGGGCCTAATACTAATGCTGACAAAGATTTATCTGCATACCAACCATTTCTAAGTTCAACGGCCTTTTGCTCATAGATGACAAATCCTATTTCAGGGTTCTTAGTCTTAGAGATAAATGTTCCGTCTTCATTCTTGCGTACTGTTACTAAATTGTTCATAATGTAATTATTTAAATATTAATTTGATTATAATAGTGATAAGGCTATTACTGAAAAGGTTAAACGGCTTATCCCGCTAATTATAGTTTGGGAGCAGAGGCATTGAAAAATGCCTTTAGTACTGATACTCTGTCCACCATATATATACTACTGATGAATACAAACAATTCAATGATGTATTGATATTCAGTA